TGTTCACGATGTTATACTCCATGGGAGAATTTTGATGTGGATAGTTCAGGAGCAATTGGTTTTGAATGTAAATGTGGAAGAATAATTTGGATTAGTTGGCATCGTAAGATTTTAGGGAGGGAAATTAATCAATGAAAAGAATTATTAGATTTATTAAGAAAATTTATTATAAGATTAAGATAAAGATTGCTATTAGTTTTCTTAAAGATGTTGATGAAACTATGAAAAGAGCATATTGGACCCGGATCCAAAGAAGAGCTTTTTGGCAAAATTTTGCCAAAAGAAATAAAGAAATTTTAAATGAGTTTTTAGATATTAAGTGAGGGCAGGCACTAATTTCCTTAAACCCATAATTACCTTCACTTTTGAATTTAGCAGGGTAACCTGCCCCCCTGCTAAATTTTTTTGTATAAATTTGACAAAAGCAATTATAAGTAATAAAATTAAATTTAGAATTATTCTCTTTTTTCATTTCCTCCCTTCTGTGCGGGGATAGAAATTATCCCCGCATTTTATTTTTTTTGTTTGATTTTGTAAAAAAAACTAATTATAATTAAAAAAACAATGATAGATTCAATTGTTAGAAATATTCAAAATTTTTTTCCTATAGAATCTAAAAATAGGCGTCTTGAAATATCAAATTTAACTTATCCGGATCCACATCAATATTTAGATGATGCAGCTTATTTAAAAAATTTGAAAATTAAAGGAGAATCATTAAAAGTTCCTTTATATGGGGATGTTGTTTTAAGGGATTTATCTACAGGGAAAATTATTGATAGAAAAACTAAAATGAAGATTATGGATGTTCCTATTAGAACAAAGTATTCTACTTTTATAGTAAATGGAAATGATGTAATGTTTTATAATCAATTAAGACCTAAATCTGGGATTTATGTTAAATTGCATGAAAATGGTAATCCATTTATATTTTTTAATTTGGCTAAGGGTTATAATTTTAATATAGAGATGGATGAATCTGGCAGGATTATGATGTCAATAGGAGGGAAGACTTTACCAGTTTTGCCTGTACTTAGATTTTTAGGAGTAAATGAAGCTGATATAAAAAGAGTTTTTGGGAAGTATTATGATATAAATGATTCAATATCTAATGAAAAGCATGTTATGAAGCTGCATAATATTTTTTTTGGAGATGCTCCTTTTGATGAGGGTGCTTTAGCCAGAAAATTTACAAGTGATACCAGAGTTGATCCTGATGTAATAGAACATTTTTTTGGGAAGAAACAAGATCATATAACAGGAAATTTAATTTTATCTGCTATTGAAAAATATTTAAATGTAAAATCTGGTAAGCAAAAAGCAGATGATTTTGATAATTTAATTTATAAAACTTTGCATGATTATAATGATTATATAGATGAAAGATTTACAAATCCTAAATTTAGCAATCAAATTACCAGAAAAATAATAAGAAATATGGATGAATTTGATGATGTTAGAAGGATTTTACCTACATCTATTTTTAATGAAGTGGTTTCTAAATTATTTGGTCTTGAATTATCAGGAAATGAAAGTTTATTAAATCCAATATCTGCAAATTCAATACAATCTAAAATTACTGTTTTGGGGGAAGGAGGATTACAATCGGAATATGGAGCTGGGTCTTTAAGGCTTATAAATCCTTCTCAAATAGGTGTATTGGATCCTCTTGCTACACCGGAAAGTGGGAAAGTTGGACTAATTACGCATATGGCTTTAGCTGTAGATAAAGATGAAAAAAAGAATATTTTAGTTAAATTATATGATATAAAAAAGAAAGATTATGTAGATGTTCCTATATTAAAATTGTGGAATTCTTATGTTGCATTTCCAGATCAAGTTAATCCAGATTTTACTTTTGCTAAAAAGCCAGTTAAAGCTATGTATCAAGGAGAAGCGAAATATGTTAATCCTGATAAAATAAATTATGTTTTATATCCAGATCAACTAGCTTTTAGTTTAAGTAGTAATTTAATTCCTTTTTTATCTTCTTTATATCCTGTTAGGGCAAATGTTCAAAATAAAATGTTTAACCAGTCATTACCTTTAAAAGATCCGGATGTTCCGTTAGTTCAATCACAAATTCATCCAAGTTTGCAGGAAGAAGGAATTACTACATATGAAGAATTAGTAGGAAGAGATGAGTCTGTAGTATCTCCAGTTGATGGAGTTGTATCTAAAATAGATGAAAAAAAATCTAAAATAATTATAGATTCTAGGGGAAAAAAGTATGAAGTTCCTTTTTTTAGGAATTATCCTGTATATCCGAATTCTTTTGTGGATCATAAATTAAAAGTAAAAGTAGGAGATAGAGTTAGGAAAGGTCAGGTAATAGCTGACAGTCCATTTACAAAAGATGGAGTTTATGCTTATGGAAAGAATTTATTAGTAGGGTATTTACCTTTTAAGGCTTATACATTTGAAGATTCTATTTTAATGTCGGAATCAGGAGCTCGTAAATTGGATTCAGAAAGATTATTTAAAGAAGAGTTGGAGATAACTCCGGATATGGAAAGAAGTATTGATAAATTCAGAGCATTATATCCAAATTTATTAACTGAGGAAAATGAAGCTAAATTAGATAGAGATGGAGTTATTAAAGTAGGTTCTAAAGTCAATCAGAATGAAATTTTAGCAGTTGCTTTAGAACCCAGAGTATTTACGGAAGATGATTTAATTTTAGGAAAAATATCCAAGCATTTAATTCCTAAATTAAAAAATGTATCTTTAACTTGGGATAATCCTTATTCTGGAACTGTGGTAGAAGTTCATAAATTACCTAATAAAATAGTAATTTTAGTAAAAACTGATGAAATTACTCAAATAGGAGATAAAGTAGATAATCGTAGTGGTGGTAAAGGTATTATTGGTAAAATTTTACCGGATTCTGAAATGCCCAGAACTAAAGATGGTAGAGTTTTAGATATGGTTATAAATCCTTTATCGGTTATTACGAGATTATCTCCAAGTCAAATATTAGAGACTGCTTTATCTAAAGTTGCTATGAAGCAGGGAAAACCTGTAGCTGTTCAGAATTTTTCAAAAGAAAATTATGTAGATATGGTTAAAAAAATGTTGAAAGATAATGGTATTTCGGAATTAGAAACTATTGTAGATCCGAAGACTGGAAAAGAAATTCCCAATATTTTAGTGGGGTATCCTTATATTTCTAAATTAGAGCATCAAGTAGAGTATAAAGAAAGTGCAAGGTATAAAGGACCTGGATATGATTTGGATTTTCATCCAGCAAGAGGAGGAACTACTGGAGCAAAATCTGTGGATACTCTTACTATGTATGGATTATTATCTCATGGAGCTAGGGCAAATCTTCAAGAAATGGCAACTTACAAAGCAGAAAAGAATGATGATTTTTGGGAAGCTATAGAGAATGGGACATTAATTCCTCCACCTAAGCCTACATTTTCTTGGGATAAATTTATATCTATGTTAAAGACTTCTGGTATAAATGTTGAGAAGGATGGAACTAAATTTAAATTAATGCCTTTAACGGATAAAGCAACTGTAGAAGTATCTAAGAATAGAGTAATTAAAAATCCAAAAATGATTAGAATTAGAGCTGGAGAGCTTGAGCCGGAGAAAGGTGGTTTATTTGATAAGGATTTAACTGGTGGAATTGATGGTAAAGACTGGTCAAGAATTGATTTAACAGAAGGTGTTTTAAATCCTATTGTTGCTCCTGTTGTAGCACAATTGTTAGGATATACAAATATAGAATTAGAGAATATTTTACATGGTAAGACTTTGGTTAATGGTAAAACTGGAATAGAAGCAATTAAAAGTTTATTGTCAGGAATTGATATAGACAAGGAATTAGTTAAATATACAGAATTAGGAAAGACTGCAAAATTAGATCAGTTGGATAAATACAATAGAATTATTAGATTTTTGAAAAATTTAAAGGATAATAATTTGAAATTGACAGATTTAATTTTGACTAAAATTCCAGTTATTCCTCCTATTATGAGAACTGTATATGCTAAAAATAATGAAATGAGAATTTCAGATTTAAATTATTTGTATCAGAATATTCTTTTTGCAACTCGTTCTTTGCAGGAATATAATAATTTAAATATACCGGAAGAGCAGAAAGTTCCTTTAAGAGAAGCTTTAAATGAATCTGTAAAGGCTTTATATGGTCTTACAGATCCTATTTCAATAGGGTATTCAAAAAGACCAATTAGAGGAGTTTTGGATTTAATATCAAAGCCAACACCAAAAGAAGGTTATTTTCAAAAGAAAGTATTAAGAAAAGAGCAGGATTTAGTAGGAAGATCTACTATAGTTCCTGAAGGGTCTTTGCATCCAGACGAAATTGGATTACCTGAAGATATGGCCTGGAAAATATTTGAGCCTTTTTTAATAAATAAATTACACTCTTTAGGATATAAAAAAATAGATGCTTTAAAAATGATAAATGATAAAAATCCAGTAGCTAGGGATGTTTTGCAATCAATAGCAAATGAGAGATTGATTTTATTTAACAGAGCTCCTTCTTTGCATAAATATAATATGTTATCATTTAGACCTAGAATTGTTTCGGGAAGTGCATTGCAAGTAAATCCTTTTGTTTTGCAGGGTTATAATGCAGATTTTGATGGCGATGCCATGGTTGTTCATGTTCCAGTAACCACCGAAGCTTTAGATGAAGCCAGGAACTTATTACCTTCCAGAAATTGGTTGCATGAAGCAAAAGGAAAAGTTATGTTAATGCCCAGAAATGAAGCTATTTTAGGATTATATAAATTGACAATGCCAGGAAGAGATGTAGGTAAATCTTATAGGAATTTAGAAGAAGCGAAATTAGATTTACAGAAGGGGATAATTAAAGAGACTGATATTATTAAAATTGGAAATATTAAAACAACTTATGGAAGATATGTTATAAATTCATTTTTTCCAGAGGATTTAAGAAATTATGATACTATTTTTGATAAGGATTTATTAGAGAATATAGTCAAGCAAGTTTTTGAGAGATCTCAAAAACAGGGTGTGGAATTAGTAAAGAAATTAGATTCTTTAGGTAGAGATCATGTTTATTATAGTGGTACTTCTTTTGGATTAGATGATATACAGATTAAATCTCCTGTGTTGGATAAAATTGTTAATGAATTTAAAAAAGCCAGAACAGAAGAAGAGAAGCAAAAAGTGTTATTAGAAGGGCATAAAAAATTAATAAATGATTTGAAAAAAACTGAAAATAATTTAACTATGCAGGTATTATCTCGTGGTAGAGGAAACTGGACGCATGTAAGTCAGATAGCTACAGCTCCTTTATTTGCTGTAGATAATGCACATAGAGTTATACCTGTTATTTTAAATAAGCCTTTATCTTCTGGTATGTCTTTTAGTGACTATTGGTTATCTACATATGGAGCAAGAAGAACCAGTTTAAATAAATATATAGAAGTATCAGATCCAGGTATGATGACTAAGGAATTAGGTGCGGGTCTTTCTTCTTTGAGAATTGTTATGAAGGATTGTGGAACTCATAATGGAATAGATATGACTTTAGAGGAAGGAGATGCTTTAGATAGATGTTTGGTAGAAGATATTTATGTAGGAGGTAGATTAGTAGCTAAGAGAAATGAGCCTTTAGAGGGGGAAGTAGTTAGAAGACTTGAAAAAGCCAAAGTCAAAATGGTTAAGGTTAGAAGTCCTGTAACTTGTGAAGCTGTTGGGGGAATTTGTTCTTATTGTTATGGATTAGCGGAAGGTAAGAAATTGCCAGCTGTAGGAACTTATGTAGGAGTTAAGGCAGCTCAGTATGTTTCTGAGCCTGCAACGCAGCTTTTGTTATCAAGGGTTTATACAGGAGCTTCGGAAGGTCAGCCTGCGGTAGAAGGATTTAATTTACTTAAAAAAGTGTTAAATTTGCAACAGATACCAGGGCAAGCTGTTTTATCGGAATTAGATGGGAAAGTGGAATCTATTACAGATGATAATATTAGAGTTTCTGGTGTAGATCATAAATTACCTGCTGGTGCTAAGCCTATTGTAAAGATGGGGGAATTAGTATCAAGAGGAGATGCTTTAACGAAAGGTCCTGTTCATCCTAAAGATGTATTTAGATTAAAAGGGATTACAGCTTATAAAAAGCATTTATCGGATACTATAAAGAATATATATCATGAGCAGGGTATTAAAGTAGATCCGAGAATGTTTGAGGTTATATCAAATTCTATGGCTAAATCAGGCAGAGTGGTGGACCCAGGAACTTCTGATTATTTATTAGGGGATTTTGTAGATTTAAATTTAGTTAATAAATTTAATAAGGAACCTCAGATAGTGGATATAGATGATGCAGTAAATAAGCCTTTAGGAAAAGCAGTTAGAGGATTTTCAAAAGGTCATGTATTAACTAAAAGTGATATTAGGCAATTAAAGGGTATGGGAGTTATGAAAGTTGAAATTGAGAAAAAGCCAATTGTAGTAGTTCCTAATATATCAGGAATTTCGCAATTGGCATTATTGAGGGATGATTGGCTTGCAAGAATGGCTGGGACTCATTTAAAAAATACATTAATAGAAGGAACTATTAGAGGTTGGACTGGGGATGTAAGTCCTGCAAATCCAATGCCTGCTATAGCTTATGGAACTATAGGAGATTGAAATAATGAAGTATTTTGTAGATAGAAAAGCAGTTGAGAAATTTATAAAGAAAATTAAGAAAAAATTGAGGAATAGAAAAAAATGCCGAGCAAAATTGAAAAAGCAGTAGTAACTTATGCTGATCCTTCAGGAGCTGTAGAAGTAAGAACTCTTGTAGGGAATCAGACTATTAAAGGACTTCCTATTTCTGTATATAAAGCAGGAAATGGGAAATTTGGATTTTTTTATTTTCCTAATGTAGGAGATCAGTGTCTTGTTTTTACAACAGAAGATGGTTCTAAACTAATAGGTGGATTTTATGGTCCGATTTCGGCATTTGATATTAAATTCCCAGTAGAAGCGCATCCTGGGGATATGATAATTATTTTTCCAAATGGTGGATATATTTTAATGGGATTAAGTGGAACTATTAGACTGGTAGCTGGTAATCTGTGTAAATTAGATTTAATTCCAGAGTTAGGAAAAGAATTAATTAGATTAATTACTTCTGAATACGAGATACAGAGTGATGTATTAGATATTAAATCTTTTACAGATGATTATGGATCTCATGTTTTTATTGCAATAAAAGAACAACCTGTAAATGTTCCTGTAGGAGGATTTATAGATTATGTAGTTTTAGATGATACAGGGAATGAAGTTTTTTCTTTTTCTTTTGATAAAACTCATAATTTAGATATTAATATTAAAAATAAATTAAAGATAAAATTAAATTCTACAACTGGAGAATATGATATAGAAGTAGATGGGAATGCTAATTTGAAATGTAAGAATGCTAATATTCAATGTGATAATGCTAAAGTAGAAAGTAAAGATACAACATTAGAAAGTGATACTGTAAATATTACAAAAGAACCAAGAGATGGAATAGTTACAGGAAGTCCTGGGGGAACACATCCAGTTTGTTATGTTACAGGAGCTCCTATTTTAGGCTCTAATTCTGCTAAAGCTGGAAAATGAAAATCTGGTTATAAGATAATTAATTATTTACAAGTTTTAATTTAAATGATTTTTTTTTGAAATCTAAAAAGGAGGTATAAAAATGAAAGTAAAAGATTTAGCTAAAAAACTAGGATGGAATTGTAGAAAGTTTATTATAGTATGGGGACCTATTTTAGGAGTTTTCACAAAATTAAATTCTAACACAGAAGTATCATATTGGAATGCTAAAAAAATAACTTATTTAATAGAGAAAGGAGCGGTTGGTTGGGGAAAACAAATTTATGAAAATAAAGTTCCTTTAAGTGGAGCTTTCGGATATGAAATATTTGATAATGTAATAGTTGGATATTATGCTTTTGATAAAGATGGGAAAATAATATCAATTGATTTTAGTTTAAAACCCATCCATGATAAGCTCTTCCCAATAAATTTAAAATAACTTAATAGTTCCTTTCTTTAATAAAAATCTGGTTATAAGAAATATGAAGTAGAGGTTTCCCAGACCCCAATTTTTGGGGTTGAAACTGCCGCTCTAGCAACGGCAGCTATATCTGGGAGCCCCACTCCTTCTTGGGGAGACTCTACTCAGGCAACCCTGGCCTACACCTCTTCCAGGGACCTGAGGATAAACCTGCCTCATCGTAACGATGCAAGGCAGGCGAGGACCTGGGATTGTAAATTGAAATACGGTGCGGGAGACCTTCTGTGGATGCAGATGTGTCCCTCTACTTCAATTTTAGAAGTTATTTTTTTTTCTGGATTGAAATTTAGTTAGAATTTATGATATATTAGATTCTATGATAATTGCTGTAGATTTTGATGGAACTATATTTAATTCGGGTTCTAAATTTCCCTATGTAGGAACTTTAATTCCAGGAGCAAGAGAGGCTTTACTTTTATTAAAGAAATTAGGTTGTCATATTATAATTTGTAGTGCTAGGAATAATTCTATATTAAATAATCCTGTAAATAAGTTTTTGGGAATGTATTTTATGATTAAGGCTTTATTGGATTATGATATTCCTTTTGATGAAATTGATTTTGGAGATCATGGAAAAACTTATGCTGACATAATAATAGATGATAGAGCTATAGGATTTAGAGGAAATTGGATAGATACTTTAAAAGAAGTTTTTAATCATTTATTTAAATGATAGATTCATTTGCATTAAAACAACAGATAATAAATTCTTATTCAAATTATGATTTACAGATTTATTATCAGGGAAATAAAATTATTCCACCAAATCAGAGTGAGAATTTTTTGGAAATGATAGCTGATGTATTTTCTACCAGAGCAATTGAATTTTTGAAGAATTCAGTTGTAAATTTATTAATTTCTGGAAATCAGGGATCTCCTGGATTTGGTATTTCTCCAATAATACAAACACAGATTTTTTTAAATTTATTTAATCCTAATTTTTTGTCTTTAAATTGGACTGGAGATCAAGCATCTAATTTTGTTAAATCTATCTGGGAGATTTTTTATAATTATATTACAGCAAATGCTCAAATAGAAGTTAGAACCACTGATAATATAATAGGGGTATCTGTAGGAACGGCTCAGGTAACATCTATTATTTTTGATAATATGGGATTTTATAATAGTTTTAAAAGTGATTTAGAGAGTAGATTGAATATAGCAATAAGACAGGAATTAGATGATTTTTGTAATATTTCGGGGAATTATATAAATAATTATAATAGTGGAATTACTGCTACAATACCAATAGCGGGGGGAACTCCGGTAAGTCCTCCAGTTCCTGTTTCTGGAGCGATTTTAGGGCATTTAATCTGAAAAGGAAATTCTGTTATAAGAAATATGAAAGAAGAAAATTAATTTCTTCTTTCGGGGCCTGGACCCAACTCCAGGAGGTTTTACTAATTGAACCTAAATCAATTAGGAAAACAGGAGGTAAAAATGAAAATAATACAAAGATTTTGTTGCTTGCCTCTGATAATAGAGGCAAGCTTAGGGGAGGTGCAAAAGTTGGTTGGGTTAAATGAGTTTAGGGAATGGGTGAGGGAAAATAAAATAAATTTGAATGTATTGTGCCGGGCAGAGTACCGGCACGACATTCATCCGGAGGTGGAGGACCAGCTTGAAAGTAGCTGGTCCGTTTTGTTTGTGGGGTTTGAATTTCCCCCTTATAAGGGGGAAAATATAGAGGTGAAAGGTAATGTGGTGAACATTACCTTTACCTCTCACTAGATTCAGGGAGGAGCAAATCCTCCCTATTTTTTTGTATAAACTTGATTTTGCAATTATTTTTTTGTTAAAATATACAAAATGAATAGCATTTTTGCAACGACAACTTCAGATAAGATTCAGCTTTCTAAAGATCCATCTGCTTGGATGTCTGAGGTATCTGAATTTTTATTTTCTCAATATCCTTTTTTAACTCAATTTGGGTTAGAGATTAAATTTAATAAAGTCAATGCAGAAAAAGGATATGGTGTAGGAGTTGCCAATATTATATCTCCTTCAACCACAGTAAATCTGCCAATAATAGTCAGGAATTTTGAATTAGCGCCTGTAGATGTAATGATGATAGAGGATGAATTTTATCCTTTTACTCCACAGAGATTTTTGCAAATTGTATCTTTAGATGTGGGGGATCCTTCTCATTTACCAAGTGGATTAGATACAGCAGATAGAGCTTTACAGACTGGAATGGTGCCTCCAGAAGGATATGGACCGCTTCCTTCAAATGTTATGACTGGAACTATGAATTTGAAATATGGAAGTTCCAGGAATTTAAAAAATACATTATTTATAAAGTTGCTTTCCAAGATGGGGATGGATGATGTTAATTATATTTCTGAGAAATTAATTTCTTCTATAAAGCCTTTAGTAAAATATAGAATTGACAATATTTTAAAAGAAGCAGAAGTTATTTTAGACAGACTGCCTAAGAAGGTATTTATGATTCAGAAGGGAAAATCTCCGAATTATATTTTGAGGTATGTAACTGCTGTAGGAGGAATGCCTGTATCTACAGAAATGTCTCCTTCTGATTTAGCTTTATTTTTAACATCAAAAGGTCTTTCTTCTGATTCTATTTTTGCTCAGGTGGATCAGACAGGGAGTTATATATATCAGGAAGAAGTTCCTACGACAGTGCCTATTCCGATAGATGATGCTCCAGTAAAAGAGATGGATTGTCCAGGAACATATATGTCTTTGAGGGAAGATGGAACTATTGTAAAGGGATCTGTTTATTTTAATATAAATGGAGAGAAAGTTTTTATATGTGGGGATTTATATTCATATCAGCCTGTAATTTATGGAATTTATTTAAATGATGATTTATTATATGGGAAAAAGGAATTTCCTTTGAGATCTACTGGATTTATCAGGGTTGGATCTACTCCTAAAGTGATAGGTCCTATATTTATTAAATCAACAGAAGTAGAAGGTAGATTTAAAACGATAAGTGGTATTTTAGATAATACTATGCCTTGTAATATTTCTTTTTCTGTAGTAGATACTAATAATGTAGATATTCAATATAGTAATAAAGAAGTTAATATTACAGTTCCTCCGAATTCTACATTTTTACAGACAAGAAGAGAAATATCTTTACCTGTTAGTAAGGAAGATTTTTTAGAAAGGATTTCTTTAATAAAGCAGATTCCTACTATTAAATATTTAGGTGGACAATTTATTATAGAGCAGGATGTAGATCAGCCTGTTTCTAAATTAGAGGCTTTATTTTTAATAGCATCTAAGGGAGTTCCTGTAAATGTAGCAAATAAGATATTAACTTATGTAGAAAAGAAGGGATCAGCCTCTTTTTTAAATATGCCTTTTAGTATTAAATCTCCTGTTAAGTATATATTTAAAAAATCAAATTCTATTATTAAATTAAAAGAGAAAATTAAAAATTTGTCATTAAAAACAGCTGCAGAAACTCAGGATACGAATATAATTGATAGTATATTATCTTTAAATATATTATCTCCTTCTAATTTATCTGATTTTGTTCAATCTATTCCTTATTTTGAGATTGTAATTAGTAAATTAGCCAAGTTTCTTGTGTTATCCAGATTAGGGCTCAAGGATGTTAATGAAGATGATATTAAGGATTTGTTATTTGGTTTAGAGAAAGTGTTGAATGTTTTCAGGGAAATTAAATTGGGTTTAGAAAAGTCAAATGCATGAATTGGAAGGAACATCAATTAAAGAGAAGGAATTTACCTTATCGTAGATTTTTAAAATCAGTTTGTCTTGATTTAAATGATACTCCAGATAATATAAAGTATTTTTTAGAAGAATTAGGAATAAATATAGATGTAAAATCTATTAATTTTCTGCAGTCAGAAATTAAATCTAAATATGGTAAATATTTAAAAAACAAAAAGCAGAAAATTGAAATATATAAAAAACTAAATGTTTATGAATATTATTTATATGAGAATGAGGGATATGATTTATTTAGTGATGTTCTTTATTTGCAGAAAGATCAGAATTTAAGGCTTACTGTACAGAGTGCTATTTTATTGCAGGATCCTTCTTTTGTAACAGATGTTTTATCAGTTCCGCCGGATACTGAGGTATTGAATTTATATGAAAAGTATTTTTTTGATTTAGAGAACATACAATTTGGGGATATGTTAGTGTATTTAGGAACTTTACCTGCTGTAGAATCTTTAATTTTAAGATCGGCTTTATCAGGAGATAAGGATCAGGCTTTATCTGTGATATTAAGTCAGTTACAGGGGGGTGTGATAAAGCCTATTAAAACTGATATAGATAAAGCCAGGTCTTATGCTTATTTGAATTTAATTAATGAAATGAACAAAGGTAAATATCTTGATTTAAGGAAAGTCAAGCATTTTTCAAATATATTTTTCAAGGCTGTTTTGGCTGAGGATAAAATATCTAAAAAATCACAGGTATCTTCTGCAGAAGAAGAACTTCCTAAATTGGAATTTGCAGATTTAGATTTTACAAAAGATGGAAGATTTATGCCTCTAAAGAAGGTGGAATCAAGCAAATAGTTTTTAATTTTTTATTTTTTTTGTTAAAATTAGAATTATGCCTATTGCAGAGCAGATAGTAACATCTCGTTCTAAATTAGTGGGGAAAATAATTAAAATAAGGGGTAAATATTTTGAATTTAAGGATAGAGAATATTTAATTCCTTTATATGATTATGCGAACAGAAATTTACTTTTAAAATTTGGCAGGCAGACTGAAAAATCAACAACGATTTGTTCTATATCTTTATTAGATATGTTGAGGGAATTTTTTAATGTTTTATATGTTAATTATTCAGGCAAGCAGGTATCAGATTTTGTGAATGATAAATTAACCCCAATTATTTACAATTCACCCAGAATAAGAAAAATGCATTTAGGGAGTTCTGAGACTTTAAGGAGGGTAACAGACAAGTCTTTTACAAATGGTTCTCATATATATTTGCGTTCTGCTTTTAGAAATGCAGAGACATTAAGAGGAATTTCAGCAGATAGAATTATATTTGATGAGTGTCAGAATATGATAGCAGAGGTTTTATATGTAGCAGAAGAATGTTTATCTCATAGTAATTATAAGTGGAAAATGTATGCAGGAACTACTAAAACAAGGAACAATATGATAGAAGGTTTGTGGAGAGAATCAATTCAACTGGAGTGGTTTATAAAATGTGAGTCTTGCAATTATTATAATTATCAGGATGAAAGATTGATAGGTAAAGATTCTTATATATGTTTTAAATGTGGGAAGCCTATAAATCCCAGAATTGGTCAATGGGTTGTACTGAATGAAGAATATTTAAAAGATAGTGATAGATCTTTAGGATTTAGAGTTACTCAGATGATGACTGCTTGGAATTCTTTTAAGGAGGTTAAATCTAAATTTGAAAAATATCCTATAAATTTATTTTATAATGAAGTTTTGGGATTGCCCTATGATTTGGCAGAGCAGCCTATTACAGAGGCTGATTTAAGGAGATTATGTGATGAAAGTTATTCATTGGATATTAATTTTGCAAAAAAAGTGGATACATTTGTAGGTATAGATTTTGGAGCTGGAATAAGATCTTCTACAGTTTTAACAGCTGGGTTTTTTCAAGGGGATATTTTTAGGGTGTTTTATGCATATAGAACTATGGAACAGGATTCAGTGAAACAACTGGAGATTTTAAAAAGTATATTAAAAGACTTAAATCCTAAAATTATATTTTGTGATTGGGGTTTTGGATTTGGATTAATAGACCCTTTGAGTAAAGAATTTGAAAGAGTTTTTCCAGTGTATTATACAGAGGGAGAAGTGGGTGCTACTATAAAATGGGATTTGAAAGGTAGAAAATATATAGTAAAAAGAACAGCTGCTATGAATGAAATTTTTATGATGCTAAAATCTGGAAAAATTAAATTTCCAAAATATGGAGAGATGAAGTCTTTTTTAGAAGACATATTAAATATTTATATAGATTTTAGGAATGTATCTGGGAAGGATATT